TTATTTTATTAGTAGGACTTTACTCGGTACATGGTTTTCAGTTAATGTCGCGAATGAAGCCCCTACAACGTCCATAGCGGCGGCGCGGCGTTCCGCGAAGCTGTGTGCGTAGTGTTTGTTAATAATCTCAATCGTATCACCTGTAAGGGCGGCAACCGTTACTAAGTCAAGCCCATTTGAGATAAGCAGGGATATAAAACTGTGGCGCAATGAATGAGCATGAAGTTTTCGGGGTAACTCCTTTCTTGCGGTCAAGATACGTTTAACTGCTTTGTTGGGCGTAGACTTTGCCATTAACCCGCCTGTTGTGTTCGGGCATATAACACCATTATCCTGCCATATTGAACCGAGCGAACGGGAGTATTCGTTCAACCGCTTGTTATGCTCAATTAAAATATCGTGAAGTATGGGCGATAACGGGAGCTTGCGCCGGGAGCGTTTCGTTTTTAGGTCGGTCAATGCTAATCCGTCAAAGGTATCACCGCAATTTTTTTCAATGCTGACAATCCCCGTATTGAAATCAACATCTACCCAACGAAGCCCGCGAGCTTCGCCACTACGCAAGCCGAGCATTAACATTAAGGTCAAGGAAACACGGATTGAGTTATCAATATCAAGCTCGCCGAGCGCGTCAAGGAATATCGGTATTTGCGTGTTGTCAAGGTATGCAGGTATGTCTTTTTCGCCGATACGTGGCTTTGTGGCGTTCATAACAGGATTTTGAAATAAAACGCCATTCTTGACGCAAGCCGTAAACAGAGCAGACAATGTATATGTGATTTTTGATACATATAGTGCCGAAAGAGGTTTTGTAGTGGTTTTCTTTTCAAATGCCGTTAGAAGTGGAACGCCGTAATACTTTGCTACCTTTTCCGCGATTTCCTTGTCACAGTTCTCCCCGTACCTTACACGTATGAACGTATTGTCTTTGCCGATGTTAATTTCCCGCGCTACTTTATTAAACCCGCCGTCCGTCCGTTTGGGTTTGGTGTCGTACATCAGTTTAATAAATTCTTCGCGAGCGGCGTATAACGCCCGACCACCGCCGCCGCCCTTTTCGAGCAGTTCCGCAAGTAGTTTCGTAATCATCGGGGAGGTAATCTCGCGGAGCTTATAAGGTGCAAGGCGCGGAATAAGGTAATGTTCAAATATAAAGTTGTCTGCAAGCTGTGTACTCTCCCGTATATCGAGTTTACGCATTTCGGTGAACCATTCAACCGCTTGTGCGAATGTGTTTTTATCGGTAATGTCGCTATTTTTAAGTGTGCCGCGTTCAGCGCGTTCCTTGAAAGCGTCGAACACCTTTTGTAATTCGCTTTGTAATTTCTTTTTGCTTGTTTCGGCTGTGCGGTAGTATTCGGTGAACTGCTGTCCGTTTATCATAACTCGAAGCATATACAATCCCGGACGATTAGCGCGAGCCGACACGCCGGAGGGCAAGCCGTTATTTGTTTTCTTTGCCATCGTCTGCCCCCCCTTTTTTTATGTGCGGGTTTCGTGCGTCATAAGCGGCTTGCGCTTTAATAACCGTTTCTGTGCTTGGTGGTTTTGCATAGCTGTATTTTTACGGGTAAGTCGTATCTATCCCGGCGAGTTCAAGTCTTAAAGCCCTTAATTCGTCGTTAGCAAGGATTAACAACACTTCACGTTGTAAATCGTCTGCTACCATAGCGGTATCTAACCATGTCCCGCCGTCCGGTAAATCCCACGGAAGAATAAAGGCGGGTATGCTCTCTTTGCTTCTGTCGTCGAGGTTTGCGAAGTAATAACTCGTAAGAAGTTTGAGAGCTTTTTTACCATGTTCACTACTCAAAAGTAAGTTAAATATTGCGCGGTATGCCATTGTTTCGGCTTGCCTGCTCATTGCTTGCGCGTGTTCTGCTCCGAATGGCTTCTCCGATGTGGGCATATTCGATAATTCGTTTAGAGGTGTTTCAAATAGCCCGTAACGCTCGCTTACATCACGCGCCGTAGCGTCTGCACGGCTCATTTCCGTTAAGCCGAGTAAATAATCTGTTGACACATCAAGCACTTTTGCGATGTTTAATAGCTCTGTACTCTTGAAATCCCGAAAACCGCCCTCTAACTTAGTAAGTGTGTTGCGGGCGATGTTGAGTTTATCCGCGAGTATTTCTTGTGTCCAACCCTTACCCTTGCGTAATGTTTCAATGCGTTTTCCTATTTCTGCTAATTCTTTATCGTACATTTTATGCACCTCCGTTTTATTATGCACCTGCAATAGAATATATTCCATGTGATGTTCTTTTTCTATTGACGACAAGAAATAGATATGATAGAATTTATTTAGAACCTAACTCGGAATATGTTCTAATTCTTATTCTATCATAGGAAAAGAATTATGTCAAGGAGGGAAACCAAAAATGAACGAAAAAAGTTTAGCCGAACAAGCCGCCGAGAAACGCCGCGAATACAAGAAATATTGGAACGCAAAGAACCGCGACAAATGCCGCGAGCATACACGCCGTTATTGGGAACGGAAAGTCTTACAAGAGCAACAGGAGCAAGCCACGCAACAGGGGGTGAACCCGCATGACGGAAACAATGAATAATATATCGGATATGAAAACCATTCCAAAAACGGCGGCGAAATACCGTGAATATGGCATATCGGAACGGGCGATAAGACGGTGGGTTAAAGAAGAAATTCCTTTTTTTATCCGTGTAGGTGTGAAAGTCTTAATACATCAAGGTAAATTTGAATTGTTTTTACGGGGGGAGCTTACATGAAATTATTAGACCTTCTTCCGACTTCAAGCGAGGAAGCCTTGCCGTTCATTCGGGAACAACAATCGCGCATCAAGTCTGCAAAAATCGCCCTTAAAGCCGTCCATGACTACGTTCACGGAGCGAGCGACAGCGATATATAATCCGGCTCGTGTAAAAGGCAGGTGATAACATGACGGGTTGGGTCAAGATTTACCGCGAATTATTAGAAAAGCCGATATGGTGTAAATCATCAGCGGAGCAAAAAGCTGTATTGATAACGATATTACTTTTGGCAAGCCATACAGAAAAGGAATGGGAATGGCAAGGGAAAAAGTTTGCAATACAGCCCGGTCAATTTATTACGAGTTCAACGAGCCTTGCAAACGCCGCAGGTGTGAGTAGGCAAAATGTTAGAACTGCGTTAGTCCGATTTACTAAATACGAATTTCTAACCTACCAATCAACCAAGACGGGGTTGTTCATAAACATACTAAATTGGGGGATTTATCAAGGTTTTAACAATGCACCTAACCAACATGATAACCAAAGCCTAACCAACAGCCAACCAACAGCTAACCAAGACCTAACCACTATCAAGAATGTAAAGAATAATAAAGAATTAAAGAATGTAAAGAACAACCCCTCTATCGCCGCGAGCGGCGACGAGGACGCGCCGCAGGCGCGGGAGGTGTCGGTTCTCGAAGAACGCTTTAACGAGTTTTGGGCGATATATCCAAAGAAAACGGCAAAGAAAACGGCGTTTACTGCATGGAAAAAGGCGAAACCATCGGCAGAGCTTCATAAAAAGATACTCGAAGCGGTCGAAGCGGCAAAGCATAGCGATAAATGGCAACGCGATAATGGGCAATATATCCCGAACCCCGCAACATGGATTAACGGCGGGTGTTGGGACGACGATATAACACCGACCGCGAGCCTTAACCAACCTACCCCGTCAAACGAGCCGATATACGGTATTGAAATAAATTAACATGGAGGTTCTTTCAATGCAGGATAAATTAACACCTTTCTCGGAGTTGTTACGAAATATGCAAACTATGCCGCAAACGCCTTATGACATCGGGGAGCTTGCTCGCCGTCGCATTGAATCAATAAATAAATCCGTCGGGGATTTGACTGGGTATGACTGTTTATTCTGCTTGAATCGGGGTTATATTGCAATTTTACGCGAAGATAATCACGAAGTTATGCAGACTTGTTCGTGCATGGAAACGCGCAAAAATTTACGTCAAATTGAGCGGAGCGGGTTAAGCGAGCTTATGACGCGCTATACCTTTGATTTATATTTAACCCCTAATGCTTGGCAACGGAAGATAAAAGAAATAGCGCGGGCTTTTTTGGCTGAATCCATCGGTAAATGGTTTTAAGCAGGAGGTCAAGTCGGTGCGGGTAAAACTCACCTTTGTACTGCGATAGTTGGGGAATTGTTAAATCAAGGTATACCTGCTCGTTACATGGTATGGGATATGGAATCCAAGAAATTGAAAGCTCTCGTAAACGACGACGCAGATTATGACGCGGCAATCAAGGATTTGCGTGAAACGCAAGTGTTATATATCGACGATTTCCTTAAAACTAAAAAAGGCGCGTCCCCTACCGACGCAGATATTAAGCTCGCGTTTGAAATAATTAACTTTCGGTATAACAATTCTAAGCTCACGACTTTAATATCAAGCGAGTTCACCATAAACGAAGTAATCAATTTCGACGAAGCGACGGGAAGCCGCATATTAGAACGGTCGGGTAAATATGCGCTTGCAATCGGTAAAGATAGAACTAAAAACTGGCGTATTAACAGCGTTATAGAGCAAAATTTATAAATCTTAGTGGAAATAAGGAGGAAACACCATGAACAATACCGGGACAATAACGCCTGCCGAACTCAATCAAATCCATGAAAAAACCTTGCTTAGAATTACAACAAACCCCAAAGATTGGGGTATAGCCGCCGATGGTGGTTACGATATGCTTTTTTTTGAGGAAGCCAACGATTTCATCATAAACCGAGCGATTAACCAAATGAAACGCGAGGGGGTACACGCATGACCGAAAGCCGTCTGCTATATGAATGTATGCGGGAACTTGGGAGACACGGCGCGGTGTTTCGGACTCCGTCGCAGACGCGGCGGCGATATGTGGGGTTTCGTTAAATCCCGACCAGTAATAACCCGCAGGGACACCGCCGCAAGCGGTGCGGGAAAAGCGTTTTTCGTTTCAATCGAAAAATAACGGCAAATTTACCGGAGCAGAAAGGGGGGCGGTTTTATGGCTAAACAATGTACCGTGTGCGCTCATGCGGAAGCGAACGCGATTAACGAACAGCTTTTAGAGGGTGTCCCGCGACCGATTAGCAAAGGCGCACGGGCTTACAATATCGTCCTTGCAACGCCACAAGAAGCATATACCGTCGCAACTCTCCAAAGCGCAGGACGCGCAAAAAATCGCCGCCGCTGATAGTCTTATGGGACGTGTTTCTGCCTTGAACGCCAAAGCGGAGGATATTTACTCAAAAGCATTAAAAGCCGACAACCTCAACGCCGCTATTGCCGCTATACGGGAGCTTAGAGGGATAACGGAACTTTACGCCAAAATTACAGGAGAACTCCAATCGCAAACGGTCAACAACATAATTATCGCGCCGGAGTGGGTGAACCTACGTAACGTGATACTTGCCGCCCTTGAACCGTACCCGGAAGCGCGGCGGGCTGTCATTGAAGCGGTGGGGAGGGTTGAAACGTGATACATCAAGATTTAATCCGCGCCCTTGACCCGGTAGAGTTTTCCCGCTACATAGGCATAGAGCCGGACGAATGGCAAGCGGAGGTTTTGCGGTATGAGGGCAAGCGGTTATTACTTAACTGTTCGCGGCAGTCGGGCAAAAGCACCACGACCGCGACAAAAGCATTGCACACAGGCATATACCGCCCAAAGTCTTTGATACTGCTTGTTTCGCCGTCGTTGCGGCAGTCGCAGGAACTTTTCCGCAAGGTCAAAGAGGGTTATGAGTGTATGGACACGCGCCCCGCGTTACTCGAAGATAACCGCCTGTCAATGGTGTTAGAGAACGGAAGCCGCATAATATCGTTGCCGAGCAATCAAGCGACGGTTAGGGGTTTTTCCGGCGTTAATCTGATTTTAGAGGACGAATCGGCGCAGGTGGACGACGAATTTTACAAAGCCGTAATGCCTATGTTGATAATAAATAACGGGACGTTTATAGCCATGACAACGCCCTACGGCAAGCGTGGACACTTCTTTCAAGAGTGGCAGGACGGCGGCGAGGACTGGCACAGGGTAGAAATACCCGCTACAAAATGCCCGCGCATATCGCCGGAAGAACTGGAACGGCAACGCCAGAGCTTAGGCAGTATGTTTTTTCGTCAAGAGTTTTGTTGTGAGTTTGTCGAAACGGTTGACACGGTATTTAATTATGACATGGTGCAGGCGGCATTTGACGATAATGTAAAGCCATTGATTTTATAGGAGGGGTATACATGGGAGAATATTTTATATCAGCAGACTTGGCGCAAATAAGCGATTTTACCGCGATAACCATTATTGAAAGTTTTCTTACAGATGAAAAGGGAGCGGAATATCATTTACGGCGTATCGAACGCCCGGAGCGCGGCACACCGTACCCCAAAATTGTTGACCGCTTAAAAGAGATTGCAGAAAGCCCGCAAATTAAGCAACAACACAAAACCGTTGCCATTGATATTACTGGTGTCGGTCGTCCTGTGTGGGATTTATTGAAACAAAATTTTCGTGGAACATGGGCGAATCTGCGAGGGGTTTTAATAACGGGCGGGAACGAAGTCACGGAGGACGGCAAAATATACCGCGTACCGAAGCGGGATTTAATATCTGCCCTGCAAGTAGCTTTCCAAAACGAACAGTTAAAAATTGCGCGGGATTTAGAGGGAGCGGACACACTTGTTAAGGAGCTAACTAATTTCAAGGTGAAAATAAATCTCAACGGTCACGACCAGTACGAAGCGTGGCGCGAGGGGGTACACGACGATATTGTACTGTCGGCGGCAATGGGTGTGTGGCTTGCGACCCGTCGCTATAATTCACGCAACTGGTTGAAATCATTAATTACATAACAAGGGTGTACAAAATGGGTAAACCGTTAAGTAAAAAAGAAATGAATAACCGTATAGACAAAGTAACGGATAAGCTCGAACCCACATTTGCAAAGAAAAAACGACCTTACTCTTGCGACCTTAGACGAATTAGTGATTGCGTCAAAGTTAAGTGTTGCTTTGCAAATGTCACCATATAGGTATTTTAGATTCACCGATGAAGAAATAACGGAGGTTGAGCGGCAAGCGGATTTATTTATATATCTACGCTCGAAAAACTACCCTGTGCCGGACGACGAACATCAAAAAGGAGGTGTACCATAGTTACATAATAATAAAGTTAGTACAGGCGAGCTTATGACCGCAGAAAACACCCAACAGGGCAGTAAAAATCGTTGGCTATAAATGCCAAACCACAAAAATAAGAAAAGAGGGATTTTATTATGGCACGGACAATCTCTAAAACAATCACAATCGAGGAACGCAACTTTATCGTCAAAAAATACCCGGCAATGGACGGGCTGAAAGTCGTAAAGGTTTTTATTGCGAAAATCCTACCCGTATTTCAGAACTTTATGCCGCTTGTCGCGGAAGCGCAAAAAAGCGGGGTACACGCGGAAGCGGTATTGTCGAACTTGGGGGACTACCTCTCGCTCGACACCATAGCGGAAACGCTCGACAAGGTAGCACCCGCAGACTTCGATTACATCATGCAGAAGTCTTTACAGAACGCCTTTGAACTGCTCCCTGCGGGTGAAGCCCGCGTCCTTAACCCGGACGGGACATACGGCGTACTGGACGTGGAACACGACCCGTTGCTCGTCCTGCGCTTGCTCTGCGAGGTAATTATGTGGAGTATCGGCGATTTTTTCGATGGAAAACGCTTGACTTCAATTATGTCGCCCCTATCTTCTTCCTTTCCGCGCACACAACCATATACGGAACGCGAATAAAGCCTAATCGGAAGCGAGGTGAGATTCTTGGTATTGAATGAATTTTTAGTTGCTCTTGGCTTGAAAGACAACATGACAAAGCAACTCGAAAAAGCCACAAAGGACGCAGAAAGAAAAACAAACAAACTGGCTAACTCTTTTGTCAAGGATTTCGCCAAAGCGGGACTGGCGGTTACGGGCTTCGTGTCCGTAGCCGCCGCAGGGCTTTTGAAATTTACGAGCAACCTTTCAAGAGCGGACGACGAATTAACGAGATTTGCCCGAAACATGGGTCTGCCGCGTGAGGAAGCGTACAAAGTAAAATCCGCGCTCGACATTATGGGTAAGAGCATGGAGGAAATTGCGCTCGACCCGCGATTGTTGAAAGAATTTGAGCAGTTAAAGAGGAACGCGGAAACACTCAAAATGCCCGATATGTCGGAAGCACTCGAACCGTTCCGCGAAATGGCGACAGCTTTCAAGGAGATAAAACAAACAGCGTCGAACGCCTTGCAATGGGTAGGCTATCATTTTCTTAAATACGTCCAAACTCCTATGGAGAATTTAAGGAAGCTGTTTAACGGATTCAACGAAACGCTGAAAAAAAATATACCTAACTGGACATCGAACATTGCGAAAGCCCTTGCATGGTTGGTACAACTCGGCGGCACAATCATACGCGGCGCGGGGATTATATTTAACGTAATTAAGCGCGTGTTTGATATGATTCCCACAGAAGTAAAGGGCGTTATGGCAATATTGTCGGCTTTAGCATTTTTCATTAAATCCGGGTTTGTAGGTAAACTTATTATGATATTTTCGGCTCTGATGTTGCTTGCGGAGGATTTTTTCACATATTTGGACGGCGGGGACGCGCTTCTCGGCGGGTTTTGGCAATGGCTTATAGATATATGGACAGAACTTAACAAGCAGGGCGGCGTAATCGAAAAACTTAAACAGGGATTCGAGAGAGCAATGGACGCTATAAGGCTTAGTATCTTGCGCGTCATATCATGGGTACGCAACTTTTGGAACACGCTCCAAGAAAGTGGTGCGATTGACAACTTCAAAGCCACCTTTGAAAAAGTAGGCGGCGCGATTAAAAGCATATTTGCCGCAATCGGTACTGTTTTGTCAACGCTGTTTGGCGGCTTTATGGACGGAGCGGACATCTTATCGCCTTTTTTAACTTGGCTTATCAGCGACGCATTACCCGGCGCGATAGGGCTATTGGCTGATGTTGCGACCAAAGTTGCCAACGCAGTCACATGGTTCATTCAGTTAAAGGGCGCGAAAGAGGTTGTATTTGCATTAGTCGGCGCAATAATCGCGTACAAAACGGCTATAACGGCTGTAAAAGCCGTCAAGACGGCTCTCACCACCGCGCAATGGCTTCTTAACGCGGCTATGAACGCAAACCCTATCGGCATTATCATAGGGCTTATCGCCGCGCTTGTCGCCGGATTCATTCTGCTATGGAACAATAGCGAGGGCTTCCGAAATTTCTTCATAAATATGTGGGAGAACATAAAGAAAGCCATATCTAAATTCGTCGATTGGGTCAAGGGCATATGGGAAGCGATACCGGGCTTCTTTTCCGATGTTTGGGAGGGCATAAAAAATATATTCTCAACCGTCGGCACATGGTTTACCGACATTTTTTCTAAGGCTTGGGACGGCATAAAAGGCGCGTTCTCGGCAGTCGGTGAATTTTTCGGAGGTATCTGGGACGGCATAAAAGAAAAATTCCCAAACGTCGCCGGGTGGTTTGAAGATACTTTTACATCAGCATGGAATGGTATCAAGGGAGTTTTCGCCGCCGTCGGAGATTTTTTCAAGGGTATATGGGACAGCATTATCGGTGCTTTCAAGGGCGAAAATACAATCCAAGACATCTTTATAACCGCATGGGAGGGCATTAAAGGTATCTGGGACGCGGTTGGCGCGTACTTCTCTGGAATATGGGAAAGCATATCAGCCGCGTTTACGGGTGTAGCGACATGGTTCTCCGAAAAGTTCAGCGGAGCGTGGGAGGGTATCTCCGGCGCATAGGCGACCGCCGCCGCGTTTTTTACCCGGATATGGGATAAAATATCCGAATTGTTTTCTGGCGTTGCGGAATGGTTTACGGGTTTGTTTACTGGCGCATGGGACGGAATCACGGGCGCGTTTGCCGCCGTCGGAGAGTTTTTCGGCGGCGTTTGGCAGGGGATAAAAGAGAAGTTCCCCAACGTAGCCGAATGGTTTGAGGACTTGTTCAGCGGTGCGTGGGAGGGCATTAAGGGCATTTTCGCCGCCGTTGGCGAGTTCTTTACTGGCGTTTGGAACAGTATCATAGGAGCGTTCTCCGGCGAAAACACGATAGGTGATATATTTTCTACTGCTTGGGACGGAATAGTCGGCATTTGGAACGCGGTCGGGGACTACTTCGTAGGCATTTGGAACAGTATAATGAGCGCGTTTTCGGGCGTGGCAGAATGGTTCTCCGGGCTGTTCTCTGGTGCTTGGGAGGGCATAAAAACCGCTTTCGCGGCTGTTGGCGAGTTCTTTGGCGGTATTTGGGACAAAATCAAGGGAATGTTTCCCGATGTCGCCGGGTGGTTCGAGGGATTATTCGGCGCGGCATGGGAGGGTATCAAAGGCATATTCTCCGCTGTCGGTGATTTTTTCTCTGGTATATGGGATAGCATAATCGGCGCGTTTAGCGGCGAGAACACAATTCAAGATATTTTCAAAAACGCATGGGAGGGTATCAAGGGCATTTGGAACGCGGTCGGTGATTACTTTGCCGGGATATGGGACAGTATAAAAGCCCCGTTTATTGGAATCGCAGACTGGTTCATAGGTATATTTTCCGGCGCATGGCAGGGTGTCAAGGACGTATTTTCAAAGGGTGGCGAAATATTCAGCGGAATAGGGAACGGAATACTGGAAGCCTTTAAGAATATTGTAAATGGCATTATTCGCGGAATCAATACCGTTATCACTCTCCCCTTTGACGGAATTAATGCGGCATTACAAAAAATCAAAGACATTAGCATATTTGGTCTTAAACCGTTTGACTGGATGCCTATTATCAATACGCCGCAAATCCCGGAACTGGCAAAGGGCGGCGTTCTTCGCAAGGGGCAGGTAGGACTTTTGGAAGGTACGGGCGCGGAAGCTGTCGTACCCCTTGAAAAGAATACCGAATGGATTAATAAAGTTTCCGACCAATTTAAGAAACAGGACGGCGGCGCGAGCATTGAGAAAGTCAGCGCGATATTGCAAAACATCAGCGGTTCAATCGCCCAAATCGTTGCCATTCTTGGAAAAGGCGCGGAAGCCGCGACCTCTACCGTCGGCGGCGTAGACCTCGCCGGACTGGGTGCGAAAATGGGTGAGTTTCTTGACAACGCGAACAGGGTAATGGGGCAAATGGGGCAAGCTACCCAAGCGTCATACACCACGTCAAACAACAATATTTCCTACGATAACCGTTCCTATGCCTACGACCAAAAATCCACGTTCAACATTAACGACACGTCGGGCGAACCCCGTGTCGTCGCGGATATGGTAGACAGGACGCAATCGTTAAGAATCCGTAACATGAGGGGGGCATTTTCATAATTCGGCGCAATGGAAAATGTAATTATCGGGGGTGAAATTGGTGTAATCATAAAACCATCGTGGGGTGGTAGCGGGTGTGAACGATAAAAACGAGCATTTCAGAAAATTGTATAGAGCGCATGACAAAATTGCCGCCGCAAATAAGCGGCTTTTGTCGCTTTACGCTTCCGCTACCGCAGGCAATCCCAAAATCGACGGTATGCCGAAATCACAGTTAAACCCGCACCGCTTCGATAATACAATGGTAAATATTATTGATATGCAAAAAAGCACAGATGATTTACTTAAACAACGCGCCGAATTTGATATGTTTTTATTTTCACTTTCCTATGAGCATATGCGATTATTAAATTTACGTTTTGAAAATTGTCTGACATGGAAAGAAATCGCATCGGAGCTTGACTTGTCAACCGATTCAGTAAAACGGATATACGGTGTAATATGCAAAAAAGCCGTAAAAGAGGGGTTGTTCGATAAGCTCGACGATTAACCCTCCTATATATAAACGACGCTTTAACGCGAAAATAGACCCGTTTTACGGGGTCTAATATTCGCGTTCTGCCTTTAATTTATAACTTCTATCGTTTTTGTTTTATAACCGTAGACTACGGTTGTGCCGCCGTCAAGGAACGCCCAGTATTTGCTTTCGTGCATAACCTTTTCGTCGATGATTTCAACATTTGGGAATGTTTCATCTAAAAATACTTGTACCGCTTCCTGCGCCCGTCTTAACTGGTTCATTGCGACTTTTACCAACACTTCATGCGCCCGCAGTCCTGCCGGGTTGTCTATGGGGATTACGATTCGCTCTTTACGCATACTGCATACCCCTTTCAACAACCTGTGCTAAATGATGATACGCAAAGTTGATATGACTGTACATACAACGATATTCCGCATAGCTTATAGGCTCATTCAATGCCCTTTCGACAACAGGTAGCCATTCCGCTACATTGCGCCGTATATGTCGATAAAACATCTTTTGGAAGTCCCGCTCGTCGTCGTCGAGATACTCAAACACGAAGTTACTCTCGTCGCAGTATTGCTCAATAATTCCCTGCATATCAATCAAGGTAAATAAATTAAAATGTTCCCTTTCGTGAGTTTCAGCGATAAACATTGTCAACGTAGGCGAAAGCAGATAGTCGCCTGTTATTGCGGGTCGCCAATAATTCCCGATATGGCTTAACTGGTTCAATGCGTCGGCGATTATTTGCGCTTGCCTATCGGTGAGGGATTCCATATCGCCCAACACGGCAAGCAAAAACGGCTTTTTAATGATTCCATTCATAGAGAGGGGGTCCGGGCTTACTCCGCAGAAACGCCGCCCTCCGATTCCGAACTCCGCTTTAAGATTTGGATACATAATTATTCCCCTTTCGGTTTTTGGTTTGCCGCGCCGAGCGGATAAGCTCCCGCCCGGCACGATTTTTATTAATGCTCACTTTCGGTTAATCGTAATGTTTCGGATTGTTAATCCCGTCATAGACGCAAGCGTGGTTAAGCTCCATATACTCATTTTGAGTTATTGCGCCCAACTCCCGCGCCATTGTGATACGCCCGTATTCGTGGTAAAGAGATTGACGCTTAAAAGTTGCGGTCTTGGCGTACTCGATTTCTTTTAACAATTTTTCAAACATCGCCGCCGCTTCCTTTCTTGGCTATCCATTCATCACGCGCCGCGCGGCACTCGTCAAGCGTCCGCTTAACGCATGAGAACAACTCGCCGTCGGTATGCCTGTAATCATATGCGTAGCGGGGTGCAATACCGCGCCCGGCGGGTTTATATTTCTCGTACTGCTCGCCGCCGTTCGGCAGGCTTTGAGGGTTCAACATAATTTCACGCTCCATTCATAATTATTTTATTGTAATTCGGAGCGGGGCTGTGCTATACTTGATTTACCCCGCTCCGGCGGTGGTGTTAAAGCTCTTATCATCGTTACTCTTGGTCGGGTGCTAATGTAAGGGCTTTTCCTATGCTACCGAGAACCGCTTGTAGGTTGTGACTTTCGTGTAGTCGGACAGGTCGCCCAAGTCTGCTTCCAATCTTTTCTTGTCGAGGGTTTCGCGTGTAGCTTCGGTGTAGGAGAGCTTATACTCACCGATTGTCATTTTGTCCTGTCCCGCTTCCTGCATTGCCGCTTTTAGTTCGTCTGCTATGCTGTCGGCGGCGGTTTGCGCTTCCTCTGCTAACCGCTTAAACTCGCGGTATTCTCTGATTTTTTCTTGTAAGTTTATCATGGTGGTGTACCTCCTGTTTTTTATTTGTGGAGAAGCGGGCTACTCATCTTCTTGACTATTGGGGTTCGTATGCGACCACTCACAAGGATATGGGGTAGGCTTTCCCGGTGCTTTCGGCTTGCCGCCGCTTCTCTCTACCTCTGAATATAGTATAACATGGTGTGTTAAGTATGTCAAGTGTTTTTTGAGAAATATTTTATTATTTTTGAAATTTCTTTTTTCTTGACATACTGTATTAAGTAGTATATAATAATGGTGCGGTTATTGATTATCCAAAAATAATATAAAAGTGGGTGGTTGTTATAACTGAAACGGATAAAAAGCGTAAAACCCATACGAGTACAGCCGTAAAAAACAAGTGGAATTCAAAGGCTTATGATACGCTTAACATTCGAGTAAAAAAAGGTCAGCGGGAAAGTATAAAGGATTATGCAACATCGAACGGCGAAAGCCTTAACGGTTTTGTCAATCGTGCCATTGATGAAGCTATGGAGAGAGGAAAGGGGGCGCAAAATGATTGATTACTCAAAATTGAACGAATTAAAGGCGCGGCTTGCCGTTTTACGTCCTCTTAATGCCGGAGAATTGAAACGGTTACGGAATGAATTTAACATCGAATTTACCTACGACACGAACGCCATAGAGGGAAGCACCTTAACCTTACGGGAAACCGCGCTCATTCTCCAAGAGGATATTACAATCGGCGAAAAGCCGCTCCGTATGCACCTTGACGCAATCGGACACCGTGACGCTTTCGAGTATGTTGTTAAAATCTCCGACACAGCAGACCCGTTGACAGAACGCCGGATAAAAGAGATTCACACGCTTGTATTGATGAGCGACGCAGAAAACAGGGGTATATATAGGAGCGTCCCGGTGATGATTCAAGGGGCTTTACACACACCGCCGCAACCGTACCTAATCGCGCCGCAAATGGAAGCCTTGCTCGCAGAATACGAGGATATGAAGCGCGGGCGGCACATCATAGAAGCGATAGCGGAGTTTCACCTCCGATTTGAGGGTATACACCCATTCATTGACGGCAACGGGCGTACAGGACGGTTGATAATCAACCTTGAATTGATAAAAGCGGGATTCCTGCCCGTCAACATAAAATTCACCGATAGGCGCAAATATTATGACTGCTTCGACAGCTACTACGGGAACGAACCGCACAAGCCGGACGCGCTTGCCGAACTGATAGCGGGGTACGAGGTCGGAGAACTGGAACGGTATATAAAAATTATTGAAAATAAAAACGGCTCGCTTTGAATTGAACGAACCTAAATAACCCCGTAGGACGCATACCATACAGAGGTGTATATATTGCCGCTGTAATCTTTTGCGTTTTGCGGGGCTTTTGCGTTTATGGGGTATCTCATAAAACGGCTGTGATAAAGCCGTATGATTATTATATCTCGTTACAATCTCGTAAAAGACCCCGATTCCGACGTTCTGCACGTTCGCAACCTTGACGCGCCGCTCTGCCCTCTCTGCGGCTCTTTATGTTCCGGCTATGATTCGCGCCCGCGCCGCGTTATCGTCAACGACGGAAATGCTACCGTCTACCTATTACGCCGCGTCCGCTGTCCTGTTTGCAAATCACTACACAGAGAAATACCCGACTTCATGCGCCCACGCAAGCATTACGCGGCGGCGGTCATTGATGATGTACTTAACGGCGGCGGCGCGGACTGCCCCGCCGATAATGCCACAATCTGGCGTTGGCGAAAAAATCACCCACCCAGTTTGCAATGATTTTTTGGTGAAATGGTTGTAGGATTAAACTATACCAAATTAAACCAAAGAAAACAGGAGGGGAAACCATGAAAAAGAGAATTGCGGTATTTATTGCCGCTATTATGTGTTTATCTGCGTTATTCGGACAGGTAAACGCCGTAGGGAACGAAAACGCCGGACTGGTTGTTACGAATTATGAGGAGTTCATAGAAGTATTTAACACGTCAAATATTATATACATTGGTGGGCGCATAGAAATTCCGAACGGCACACGATTGAACTTTTCCGGCAAAACAATAAAACGGCATAGCGGTTACATGGGTTCAATGTTCGTGCTTCTACCGGGGGATTCGCAAACGGGTATGATATATCTTCGCTTCGATGGTGGGGACACCTTCGGGGGCAGATTGATAACATCATATAGCAATGCTAATCTGGCTATGCTTAACATTATAAATCATCGGTCAGAAGAAAACGGAAGCGTAATTTATGCCGTAAACGGTAATATGAACCTTGAAAGCAGTTACTTTTTTAGAAACGTCAGTACAGACGGTGCTATATTCGCGGTAGAAGCGGGTGCGACTATTACTATTGACAGTTGCGATTTTTTGGATAATATCGGCGCGGTTGGGGGTGCGATACAAAACAACGGCGGGAGCATAACCATGACCCGCACGGGATTCAGCCAAAACATGGCACAAGTAAGGGGTGGAGCAATCGTTAATCTCGGCGGTTACGTCCGTGCGGCCGATTACGAGAATGTTTTTTCTCAAAACGTCGCTCGTATCGAAGCGTCTACCATTTACAACACGGGTATATTGCGTGTTATCTTGGATAATGATTTTTATAAAAGTATGTACGGGACAAGCTCCTCCGGGTTTTTCTATGATGAAACCGAAAACCGCTTAACACGCGATAATATCAGAGAATGTACTGAAGTACCCGACAATCAAGAAACAAGTATCGTTTTTATCGACATTCTCGACTATTATTTTCCTGTTCTCAACAGAATACCCGAGCCGTTAATACCTCCGGCAAAGCCCACCCCGACCCCTGTGCCGACCCCAGAACCCACGCCAACACCAGAGCCTACCCAAGAGCCAGAGCCGACCCCAGAACCCACATCAGAACCTACCCCAAAGCCTACGATAGAACCTACCCCAAAGCCTACGACAGAACCTACACCAGAGCCGGCACCAGAGCCTACGACAGAACCTACACCAGAGCCTACGACAGAACCTACACCGAGTTCTACGCCTACAACTGAACCAATACCAACAATAACACCAGAACCAACCCCCGAAATAGCACCAACGCCAGAACCTACGCTCACGCCAACTCAAACAATAGAGCCGTCAATCATGCATATACCTACGCCGAAAGTTGTGCCTACTCCACCGCCGATACAATCTACGCCAGAGCCTACGCCGGGTATTACTTCGTCGCCAGAGACAGAAAACACATGGGAATCTCAACCGACATATAGACCGTATACATCAAGCCCGAACCGTGACAGAGATATACATATCAATGCAATCACCCCCACACCGCCGCCAACTCCCACGCCAACAGCGACACCAACACCGATACAGACACAAGCTCCTAAACTCCTAATGCGTGGCGGTGCTGTGCTTGATACAAGCCAAAAGGCTTATTTACAAGGATATGCTGACGGTCAAACTTTACCGAATCAATTAATTAACAGGGCTGAAATGGCTATGATTATATACCGTTTATTAACAAATGAGAGCCGTATTTCCGTTTATACTAGAACAAGCAGATTTTATGACGTACCTTACAATGCGTGGTTTACGGAAGCCGTATCAACATTAGCAAATTGCGGTGTTGTAAACGGGTGGAATGGCGGTTATCACCCATACGAATTTTTATCGTGGGCGGAGCTTATAACGCTTTTTTGCCAATTCGTTGAACTTGATAATACCGTCCCGTTACATTATATTAATATCGCAGGGCATTGGAGTGAAATATTTATCCGTACCGCAGTTGGTCAAGGTTGGATAAATGATGATGTGTTATTTCTCCCAGACGTAAAAGTTACACGGGGCGAAATGGTGACATTTGTAAACCGTATATTCGAGATGTACAATTCAACCCAATAA